ATATGAAGAATAAGTATTTGGTATTTGTTCATCTTGTCCTTCATAATAACCGAGTAAAGTTTCATAAGGAGAAATATATCTAGCTTTTCTACATGTATCTAATACTTGTTTTTTCATACTAAAATAGTTTGCAACAAATGTAGCTAGATCTTTATCTATTGCTTTTCTAATAATTGTATATTTGTTTTTCTTAAACGACATCCTTAGCCATCTCTTTCGGTACAGCTTGAATGTTCCAATGTATAAATCTAAATGGTTCTACACCAAAATCGACTGCATATTCATGTTCCATGTACCCTGGAAAGATAATGAGTGTGCCTGGCTTTGGTTTAAAATGTACTAATTCAGTCCCATGAAAGATACCATTACCAGGTTTCATTTTTAATTTTGTAGCTCGTGCACCTGTTCTTGGTTCATGAAATATTGGATAAGATGTTTTATCCGAGCATTTTAAAAAATAAAAACCTGATACATGTTGATTCCAATGAACATGAGCTGAATGATGACCACCACCTTTTTTAGCAAACTCTTGTACCCATAATTCAGAAAACATAGTTTGATATTGTTGCATATCAAAACCACACCAATCTAAAAATTCCCAAGACTTTTGACCAATATAATTTCTAAAATCTAAAAATCGATTGTCCATAGTAAGTGGTGTTGAATGATAACTTCTTCCAAAGTCACCATGTTTTTTGATATAATCTTTTTCTCGTTTTTTAGCTTCTTTAATATATTCATTAGAAGCTTTATCTAAAGATTTTACAAATTCAGGTTTATCCTCAATCCATATTGGTGTTTTAAAATATTCTACTATTTGCATTATTTAAATGGATATCCAAGGTTCCACATGACCAGTGAATATCGTACTCCTTTCGTTACAGGTTTAACTCTATGCCATACAAATGAAGGGAATACAATAATAGAACCTTTAGGTAATATTTCTTTTGCTTGCCTTAAATGTTTAGCTTCTTCTCTCATATGAGGATCATAATTTCTAAAGTCAAATTCTAATTCACCACCTGTATATTCAGACCCATCGGTTAATTGACAAGTCATCGAAAGCTTTCTAATTTTACCATGTTCATTAGGATTATCAGGTTTGTTATACGGTTTATTCCAAGAATCACAATGCCAATCGTAATACTGATTTAACTTATATTTTGTAAATTGACAAGACTCTGATCGATCCCAATCAAAATTCCAACCAGCATTTCTATTAGCTTGATGAATATACGGATGTAATTCTTTATATATCCATGGATCATTAAGCCATACTAAATCTGAATTTCTTTTACGTTTCATATCTTTTATTTCTTGTTTAGTAAGTTCTCTATCTCCATAACCACCAGTTCTAGCCATGGTTTCAGCTTGTGATAAACCATATTTAATAATGTCATCACATAATTTTGGTGGTACTGCAGATGTAAAATACCAATAATAATTAGATATATTCATAAGTTATTGTTTGTATAAAATTCAAACTATCTTTCTGTCTGTTGTTTATATAATACATATTAGTTGATGGAAACATAATAAACATATTATCTTTTAATTCTATATCCCAACTTCTTCCTTTTCTTCTATTATCATCATAATAGATTCTCACAAAACAGTTATTAGTTTTTACACCATAAAGTAATGTATAGTCTGGTGAATTTCTTAAATCGACTGGATCAATATTTAGCAATGGCTCTGTCTGTTGATTTGGTTTATACATATCACCCCAAGTTCTTTTATTTACAAGTTGAAAACCATATTCTAAATTTATATGCTCACGCATATATGTATTTAACATGTCCCAAGTTCTTGAAAATGGAAACTCTGAATCGGTAAATGTAGATTGTAAAATGTCGCCTGATAACTTATCTCGATCTATTTCAAAACCTTTAGGCATTGAAACATCACCGAAGTATAAAGCTTGCTCTGTTAAAACTTTCTTTTGCATACCACCACCAGATATATATTATGCTAGACTATTTGTCAAATCCCAGGCTTGAGTTTCTTCATTCCAGTTGTAACCCCATTCATGGGTTCCAGCTGTATTTTGATCTTGTTGTTCTTGAGTTAAGGCAGGTGCATCACCGATTGGAGATTGCCATCTAGCTTCTGCATTATTTTTTAGGCCAGAAGATTTGATCATCTTCATCCCAAGTATAACCTATACCTGCATAGTTTCCTCTAAATGGAGTTCCACCGTTTTTATGTTGTCCACCAGATGTGTTGTATGAAGTTTGAATCCACATTTGTGCAGGCCAATTATTGTGTTGTTCTAAATATTGTTGACCTACTGCTTCGTCTTCTACTCCGTCAGCGTTTAACATATCAGAATTATTCAAAGTTAATACTTGAATAACTTTTCCGTTTGCTCCTAGTTTTGCAAAATGTGCCATAATGTTTCTCCTTATATATTAATTTTAAATTTTAGTAAACACATAAATATTATTGATATTTGTATCTAATAACAACTATACCAGATCCACCAGCTCCACCAACAGCAAATCCACCGCCACCTCCGCCACCACCAGTATTAACTGTTCCTGCTCCACCAGGAGTAGATCCTCCACCACCTGGACCAGCTGAACCACCTGGAAAACCAGCTCCACCACCTGCTCTTGTAACTGGAGATCCTGTTATTGAAGTTGCTACACCATTACCGCCATTACCACCTGTACTAGGAGGAGTACTACCAGCACTACCTGCACCTCCGCCACCACCTCCTCTATTTGGTGATGTAGAACCAGGAGATCCATTATTACCTTGAGGTGGTGATACTGGAGGTGAATTACCATTACCTGAAGACCATAAATGTCCACCTCCTCCCCCTGAACCACCTGAATTACCATTATCTCCTGAACCTCCTGCACCACCACCTGCTGATGTGACTGTGCTAAAAACTGAATTTGATCCATTATTTCCTACATTACTTGGAGGTGAATTAACACTTCCTCCAGCACCTACTGTAATTGGATAAGCTGTTGCTGTAACTGTTATTGCTGTTCCACCTGGATTACCATTTAATGGACTTGCTGTATAACAATCAGCTGGTCCTTTATATTCTCTAAAACCACCTGCTCCAGCTCCGCCACCTTCTTCTCCTGCACAAGATCTAGTAGCTCCTGAACCCCCACCTGCAATTACCATGTAACTTACTGTGTTATTGGCAGGTGTAGTTGAAATTGAAGATACACAAAAAGTACCTGGACCTGTAAATGTATGTATTTTATAATTTCCACAAGTAGTAATAGTTCCACCTGTAGCAATAATTTCTACCGCTCCACCAGCAGTAAATTCATTTTCATGAACTGTTTTCCAACCAACTGTTGAATCAACATAAACAAAAGTTAGACCTTGACCTTCTGTGGTTATTCTTAAAATACCATCAGCACTACCACCATTAATTTTTTCTCCACTTGCAGGAGCAACTGTTAAATTATTTGTATCAAAAGTTTTATTGTAATCTTGTATTGAAACTATAGCACCTGCTGAACCAGATGGCATAGTCATTGTTACTGCACCTGAAGTCGTATTAACAAAATAACCTGTTCCATTAGCTGCAGTGAAATTCGCAGTTTTAGGAGTTGTATCCCAATCTACTGTACCTGTACGACCAAAACCAGATTGTGTAGCACCAGCCGCTAAATTGATTGTATCTCCTGAAGCACCTAAAGTAATATTTGTTCCACATTGACTAATAATGCTTCCACCATCAACTGCTTTTAATGCATTTGATTTTAAATCTCCATTAACTGTTACTGGAACACCTGCTGTAACTGATACTGAATCACCAGAATCTCCAACAGTTACTGTACCACAATTTGTTCTTGGACTAATTTTATTTACTTTTACTTCACTCATAATTTACCTATTGATATTTATACCTTATTATTACGATTCCGCTACCGCCTGATCCACCATCACCATGATTTGTTGGTGATCCTGCTGCAGAACTAGCTCCACCACCACCTCCTCCAGTATTAGCTGTTCCACTTGTTCCATAAGCTTCTGCTGCAGTGGGAGTAGCTGGATTATTTCTTCCACCAGTTCCCCCTCCACCAGTTCCACCTGGACCTTTAGTTGTAGTGCCTCCGCCCCCGCCACCACCTGCGTAACTTGTTGGAGTTCCTGAAATTGAAGTAGTTGCTCCAGCTCCACCTGCTCCTCCAGTAGTTGGACTTGCAACTCCACCAGCAACGGTTGCTCCACCGCCACCACCTGCTCCAGGTGTAGGATAAGGTGAAGAACAACCTCCAGGAAAACCTTGTGACGGAGTTACAGGAGGAGTATTCCCAGATCCTGTATTAGCTGCTCCTGGAGTTGACCATGTTCCTCTTCCACCACCTGATCCACCTGGTTGACCACCAGAATTACTATAAGTCCCTGATTGACCACCACCTGTTGATGTAATTGTATTAAAAACTGAATTAGATCCTTTACTAGCATTTTCGCTGTTTGTATCGGGACTTGGAAATGTTACTCCAGCTCCTCCAGCACCTACTGTAATTGGATAACCTTGAGCAGTTACTGGTAAAGCTGCAACACAAGCTCCTAACGGAGATCTTGAATAACAACCTGATGCAGCACCAGATGATTCTCTATAACCACCAGCACCACCACCGCCTGCTTTAACTACATTATGTGCTCCTGCAGCTCCACCACCACCAGCGACTACTAAATAATCAACTGAAATAGAACCCAAAGGATTACCTACAGCAGAAACACAAAATGTTCCTGGACTTGTAAATGTATGAATTTTATAATCTCCACAACAAGTAACTGTTCCTCCTGTTGCAACAATATATTCAGGTTGAGTTTCAATATCATTTAAATTTGAAGTTTCAGTTCCTTTCCAACCTTGAGTTCCATCTACATAAACTAAAGTAATTCCAGAATTATTTTTGTTAATTAATTGATCAGAAGCAGATCCATTTATGTTAGATCCATTTCTTGCTATTGTAATATTATTTGTTGCAGCTGTTCCTGCATAATCTGCTATAGCCACTATATCTCCAGCAGAAGGTGTTGCTGGAAGTGTAGCTGTGATTGCTCCTGAAGTTGTATTAACGAAATATCCGTTACCACTTACAGCAGTAAACCCAGCTGTTTTAGCTGTGGTATCCCAGTCTACTGTTCCTGTACGACCAAAACCTGTTTGACTTGCACCGCATGCAAGAGT